GAAGAAGAGCACCGATATTTCCAGCCTTGTAGCTCAGGAAGTTGACAAGATATTCTCCGCCCTGTCAAAAAGAAGATTCAGACTTAGCGAAGACATATACAGCCCATATGTGGCTGATTCCAATTTCCTTACTCTTTTCAACACCGTCGGTGAGATATTCTTCCCTATCGACTTTCTTGCCAGCCGCATTGCTGGGGGTAGGTTCATGCTCAAAAAAGCTTCCGATGATTCGGTCGTATGGAACAACAAGCAGTTCAATGACCTGATAGACCGTCCTAATTGTTTGAATTCATTTCAAGGGATTGTCTACCAACATTTTGTATATAAATATGCTACCGGTAACAGCTATTTGAAATGCGTTGTACCTGAAGCATTTCAAACATTAAAGACCCCAATTTACAAAAAATGCAAAAATTATTGGGTGCTTCCATCAGATAAGGTTACCATCCGATTGAAGAACTATATCCCCTTATTCGGTAATGCCGAGAAAGAAGATATAATTGACTATTACCTGTTACAGTACGGGCTGAACTATGCTGAACAGATCAATCCTAATTTCATTTATCACGATCAGGACGGTAACACAGATTATAGAAATGACAACTTTATAAAAGGTCATTCGCGGCTGTATTCCGTAAAGATGGCCATTGACAATCTCATTCCTGTTTATCAGGCTAGAAATGTGATATACATGAAACGTGGAGCCTTGGGAATATTCGTTTCCGAAAAAAAGGACGAAACGGGTACAGTTGCCATGACCGAAGATGAAAAGAGAAATCTCCGTGAGGAATTCAACGAGAATTACGGCCTTGACAACAGCAGGTTTCCGTATGGATTAAGTGATGTTCCTATGGATTTCATCCGCACCAACCTCAGCATTCAGGAATTACAGCCTTTTGAAGAAACATTGAATGATGCCATCATAATTGCCGGGGTATT